AGTGCCTCACCGGCACATATACATATACTTTGGATAATGCTTTCTCAAGGCATTACCACGCTGATGCAGGCGTTATATGCACATGCACATCTGTCCAAAAGGAGAGACGAACACATGCCAGACATTAAATATGTCCGAAAACGGCTTATAAACTTAGGTTTAAAGCCGAAGCATGCATCGGTAATTTATACCCGTGTATGCAACCTGCTCAAAACTAATAGTTCTGAGTGGGTCTGCGATTACTTAAAACGTGTAGGAGACCAGTTGGTCAATTACATGTCTAAAAGTGGTCACAGAGCTCCTTGGGTTCGCACACAGAAGGATGGCTTTCCAAGCTTCTTTAAAGAAGCCAGAGGATATGATAAACAAATCCTCGCACGACTTGCTAAATTAGCAAGAATAATCGTGTTGGAACAACCAACGAACAGACAAGTTCGTAAGGTTGTCGACGCCGTTATCCAACCTTATCAAGGTGATAAGCTTTCACTCAATGAGTGGATACTTATTCTTGAGAAGGAAGCTGGATCATTAGGTCATCCGACCACTGATCTAGAAGACTTTCCTCTTGTCACAAGGCAAGTAAGGCGAGTACAATCAGTTTCAGGTAAAACTAAAACTAATTGCCTTCCTCCTCTTAAAGAATCATTTTCGATTCTTAAGTCCTTGAAATATCTTAGAGATATTCCAGGTTGGGAGAAAGTATTTCATCCTTTATGCCCAGAGTCAGTCTCGATAGCTGTCTCTGCCAGCATTCAGAACGGTCCATGTGTTGGTGAAATTCACGCAGCACAGGAGCCGGGCGCTAAACTGAGAATGTTTGCGTCACCGTACACTGTGGTTCAGAGCTTGTTAGCTCCTATCCACACCTTCTTTGACGAAGTACGTCGGAGATTTCCGACTGATTGTACTTACGATCAGTTGGAGGGTGCTAGATTTGCTTCTGATAAAATGTCAGAAGGAATCACAGTCCATTCTGTGGATCTGTCTACTGCGACATGCAGATTCCCTTGGGAACTACAAGAAGCAGTAGCCGTAGGTCTCGGGCTACCAGAGCCTCACCTTAATGCTCTCCGAAGAGTGTCGAAAGGCACTTGGAAGGTGAGTGGTGAGCTTCGTCCATATTTTAAAAGACGAACGCTCCGGTGGAAAGTTGGACAACCTCTAGGCATTAGACCTAGTATGTCTTTATTTTCCTTAACCCATAACATGGTACTTAATCACATATGTGAAGAGTACATGTTGAGTCCTAGGGATACATTCCGTGTTTTAGGAGATGATGTCATCATTGCTAATGATGATGTCGCCTCAACTTATAGACATCTTATGTCTAGTTGGGGTGTGCCTATTTCAGAGCACAAATCCTTTTCCGGAACCACCTACGCTGAGTTTGCAGGTGCAATGATCTTTTCAGATCTGTATCTCAGACCCGGTAAATGGCGGAAAGTAACCAGAAAGAACTGGAAAGAGCTGTGTCTCGATTTAGAGAAACCGCTCAAAGGTGAGACTTCTGAACAAATTCGTCAGAGTCAAAAACTTATCCTCTTTTTAGAAGGTAAGTATACACCTCCAGTGGACCGGTACCCCTATTGGCTTAAAGCTGCCTCTATTTATATGGAGGAGCGCTCATTAGATAATGAGTTGCCTAAGTGGTATGATCCACCTCTCTGGTACTACAAAATCATGGAGTTAACTGATGCTGTCGTTAAAGACATCACCAGAGACGCAGGATTGCGTCACTATCCAGGTTTTGTGCCGGATGAACCCTCGGTTCGTGATATGATCAACGGTATACCTTATGTATACGATGATCTGACACAGAAACCGATTAAAGTATTACTGCATTTTGAGTTATCTCAAGTTGCAGGTACTTTTGGTTTCAAGCCCTATGTTCTATATATAGAAGCTTGGAATAGTTTAACTCGATTATTACATCGGGATACTATTTCGCTCCGTGAATTCGAAGAATACACGGACATAGTGAAGCGTAATCTTTTTAGTTTACACTTCATGGCACCGCCAGAAGGTTTGTCACTTGACAATAAACTTTTGGCAACTTGCAAATTAGC